CGACACGGTCCTTTTCGGCCTTTTTGGCCTCCGACCGGATCACCTCCAGGTTTGGAGTTTGTTCTTCCATAACAGGAGTAGGGATTGGTGCGGTCAGGACCGCTGAACGATTTTCCTGTTCTGCAACAGGATCTTCATTAGCAATAGTAGTAGCTTTAGGTTGTGAGGTTTCAGGCATAGAAGATTCCGGCGAAAGAAGAGAACGTCCGATACCAATTGTGGGGTCTGCTGGGATTGAGACAAGGCTCAATTCGTGAACACTCCACCGGGTGGCGATGATTCCATCCTCTTTTTCCTCGGCATCATCAATTGAATAGCCGAATGAAATGCCACGAAGAATGCCGTCTTTAACGTCATCTAAGTACTGTTTGGCGAAATCAGAGCGCGAAAAACGAATTTTCGCATAAGCACGCTTTTTCTCTTCATCCAAATAAGCCCGCTCAACAACGCCAATGACTTTGTCTGGGTCGTGGTTGAAAAGGAACGGAGCACCATCATTCAGACGCATAAAGTCTGGAGCGCCATCTTCATGGCTGAGTACCTCACTGCCGAAATACCGTTTGACCGGATATTCCGAACTGAAAGGAAACTCAAAGGTGCGCTCATCAATGTTGCGGATTTCAGAGGCTTCGGTGCGCTGCATCCGCTCACCAACCATGTCGCGAGTTGACTTTTGCTCAGGAGCAGGAGCCTCCTCAACTTCGATCTCACGAATTGGATCGATCTTGGTCAACGTGCTAAACCGATGCCCAACTCGAACATCAGTCTTCTCACCATCTCGATAGAGACAGATCAAAGCAGCAGGATCTTCTGCAGTTCCGTTAATAGTGAAATCAGAGTCAGGAACATCGATGCTTCCATCGCGTTCAATCTCTTCAATCAAACCGTTTGCACGACCACCGGAACTGTTCCAGGAAACATAATCTCCCACCTTCAGCTCATCTGGCGCAGCTCTTTGAGTGTCAGTTTCCATAGCTTCAGTGATGGTTGTGTCTTCGAGGTGGGATGTTTTGCTCCCATTATGCCCATTTTCATGAGCACGCTCTCTGGCCTTTTTTATTCTCTCAGCGCGTGCGTCTGACCAAGACTTGCCTGGATCTCCTCCCCACGCCGCCCAAGCCACGCGACCATTGCTTGGATAGCCATCTTCTCCAGGGCTATATCCTTGCCCCTGTTTATCAACTAAATGCCTCGCAAACCAAGCTGACATTGTGATCACAGTATCAGCAGACAACTCGTTGCCGCTAAGAATCTGAGTCGCTCTGGTTCGTGCAACGTCAGTACCGCCACCTTCTCCGTCAGCCTTCCAGTCGCGATAACGCTGAGCCTCTTCCCTCATGCCTTCATTAGGCATAAGGTCTATCTCAACTCCGTTTACGTTTGCCATTACCGCGCTTACGTGTGGGCTCTACTGATTCAAGCAAGTCAAGCTGCACAGTTTCGTCTGTTAGATCAAGATCCTTGTCCAACTTCACCCCTGCATCAGCAGCAAGCTCTTGCTCTCGCGCTAATTCATTGATGTTGTCGTCATAGTCGCCACCTGAATAAGCAATGATCTGAGCCTTGGTCATGTAGCCAGCTTGCTCAGCTTCGCGATATGCCCTGACTTCTTTCAGCGGATCAACCCAGCTCCAGCCTCGTGACATCCAACGTGGACGGTCATAACGCTCAGGACGCAACTCATAATCTGCAAATTGCAGCTCTCCAGCCAAAACTGCAAGATTCAGCCACTCCCGATAAACACGCATGTGGAACGTATCTACCAGATACTTCTGCACCACACGCCAATGCTCACGATCCTCCAGCAAACTCAAACGGCTACTGCTGTAGTTGGTGTCGCTGAAATCACGAGACAACGTCTCATAAGAACAACCAAAACCTGACGCAAAGCGCCTGACCTTGTTTTTGACAAACATCTCAAACTGCTGATCTGGAGAATCAATCGAAGGCACATTGACTGTTTCTCCAGGCGACAGGTATTTAAATGTGCCTGGCTCAAACTCACTGATCCGCTGATTGTTCTCAACGTCATCAGCGATCAACTCACCTTCGTTATTGGTGATGAAGCCCATGATGCTTGCGCCAGCACGAGCGCGGATCACTGCAGCTTCCTCGTAACCCTGCAGTTGATGGGCATCTGCCATCACGCTATGGAACCAAGGCACCCCACGGTTCTGACCAGGGCGATCCGGCATAAACAAATGAATTACGTCATCCGCTGGAAGGAAAATATGCTTCCTGTTTGGATCTGGCGTTCCTTGGAACCAAGTATCTCCAGGATGACGAGTCAAAATGGCATAACGAACGGGACGACCCCATTCGTTTACCTCTACGCCATTACGCCATTCGTTCTTCTTAGAAAGCGTTCCGCCCTGGTAAGCCTCATCTAAAAGATCACTTTCCAGCATTTGAAGCGCCAAAGGCACCTTAGATCCACCAAACGGCTGCCTAATAATGCGAAAAAGTGCTTCACCTGCTTCGCACATCGCGCCAACAGCAAGCCACTCAAATTCGTGGAAGCTATAACGACCAGCACAATCGCAATGGGTGGCTCTACTCCACATCTCCCATTTGCTTTCGATCTCTTTATTGATTCTGGTGTCGCGTTTTGGGCCTCTCAGTTGCAAAACCTGTGATTGCAGCTTTACGCCAGTGCCAATGACATTGATCTGTGTTGTGCGCTTGGCTTGCCTTGCGTACGGATTATTCCGCACCATTTCGCGTGAACGATCACGCAGCCTGCGTAAATTGGTTCTGATCTCAGCGTCAGCACTGGCTTGAGTCGACATCCAATCGGATGTCAGCCTTGACACCATCGCGCCGTTATACCCCCGACGAGAAATTCGAGCTGGGTTTGGCTTGCCAAATCCCAAGAAACCCATGACGCGAGTGCGAATACCCATGATCAGTTGAACCTCACGAACATGTTGCGTGGATTGCCAAGGCCGTTGGCCATAAGCTCAGCCTGCTCTTCACGTTTTACTTCTGCCTTATATCGAGCCTCTAGCTGAATTAGATCAGGCAAGTCGTATCGCTTCAAGTTGCGATTGCCAATCTTGTATTCCTGTACTGCTCCACCTGCAATCAGAGTACGAATCGCAAGCTGAATCGCTTCAAGATCTTTCTTGACCTGCGATCTGCCGTCATACGCACCAGGCCCAGTTGTATAGGCAAGGTTGTCTTCAACCGTTAATGATCCATATCCCAGAGTCAGAGTCTCTGATCCTTTGGTGGCAACTGCCTGCCAATACCAAGTGCCAGAGTCGAAATTTGTACTCTCAGCAGCTGTAATCGTAAATTCCCAGCCCGTACCGAATGCGCTGCCAGTAGAAGTAAGAGCCTCGTTGCCCTTGTTGAACCTCAAGTAATACTTGAGAGTCCATTCATCACTTTTTACCTCGTTGCCGAAAACATCCGTAGCGGAGTCATCTCTCCACTTAACGGTGTCGCCAGCCCTAATCTCGCTTGGGATGTTCACGGGACTACCAGCTTTGGACGAAATTACGGCGTTTAGGCCGTTTTTGCTGCTTAGATCCTAGCTGAGCTGCCTGTTTAGGCTCATTACGCTTCTCAAACTGATCCCAGATGCTCCTGCGATCAAATTTCTGATAAAGACGGTGTAATGCGGCATATGCATAGACCATTTCATCCAATGCTTCGTTTGGGCTTTGACTTTTCTTGACCCAAACCCTTTCTGGAAATCCATTCCTATATCGCAGCACCTGCCTTTCAGCTGTTAGCTCCGAGAAGTAATCAGGTCCGACTGTCGGATAAAAATGCAGATATCCAGGGCCTGGATCGTTGTGCTTCAACCTTCCGAACAAAAGTGACTTCACTCCATCGACGCCAACTGGAAATAGTTGAGCACCATTTTTCATCGCTCTTCCTTTGAAATTAATATCAACCTTGCTTGGCTTACCTAATGGTGGCTTGCCCTTCTGGCCCATACCTTTAATGGCAATTACACCCATCGCCGCACGTTCTCGCGCATAGCCATACACCTCTTGGGTGTGGTGACCACCAGAGTCAATGCAGCAAACCTCAATACTTAGGCTTCTGCCATCCTCTGTCTCATACGGGTTTTGCAACACCTCATCTAACTGACCCCATACTTCCGGTCGTGACGGTGATCCATGCAGAACAACTCGATCAACCAGATAAGCCTCTTCATCCCTCGCCCATCCCCAGACTGACAAACTCAATCTGTCGTCCTGGCAGTCGCATCCGCAAGTAAGAAGTAACACTTCTGCAGGAGGGCACTCATGTTTGTACTTCTCCTCAGCGGCTCTTTCCATC